CGTCCACGTTGCGGTAAATGACAGAGCGTTCCTGGTGGTCGCCGATGTTGATCACCGGCGCGTAGACGATCTGCCCCGCGCTCTGGCCCTGGGCGTGGTCTATCACCGTCTCTTGCGGGTGCATCACGGCCCAAAAGCCGCCCTTGCCGTCCAGCCCGCCGCTGCGCGCGCCGCCGCCGGTGTAGCCACCGCCGTCAAAGGCCACATCCATGGCCGCACCAGAAGCGTTACCAGTAAAGCCGGTACCACCACCGCCCCAGTTCCAGCCCTGAAAAATCCCGGCCAACTTCCCGGTGACATTGGTCCGCAATTGGATGCGGATCAGGTCGGTGATGATGCTGTCGGCCAGCGAAGAAAAATCCAACTTGCCGGTCTTCACAAAAGACACCAGCGCGTCCTCCATGCTCCTGAAGGCGCCGCTGATCAGGCTGTCGGTCTGCGCGGCCACGTTGGCCACCTCGTCCAAGTAGCGGGCCAGTGCGGTGCTCACCCCGCTGGACCAGTCCATGCGCACCCTGTTGGCGCTCTCCATCGTTTCGGCAATGGATTTTTTGCGCGCATCGCTCAGGCGCTGCAGTTCGGCAATTTCCTGGTCGGTCTGCTGCTGGCGGCTCGGGTCATCCACCGCCTTGCGCTGCAGCTCAATAATGCGGTCTTGCGTGGCCAGGTCTTCATTGCGCGCCGCGGTAAGCTTTTGCACCTCCAGGGCCGACTTGCCGATGAGTGATATTTCAAACGTCATCGCGTCGATCGAGCGCCCGGTGGACTTCACATAGTCCTCATTCATGCGCAAAAACTCTTTGCCCAGAATGCCCTGGCGCACCAGGTCCACCTCACGGGCCATGGCCAGCAGGTTGTCTTTGTGCGCACTGGTCAGCGCCTTTAAAGAGCCGGTTTCGGTCTCGTAAAGGGTTTTTTCAAACTCGGTCTGGTGCAGCAGGCTGCCTTTTTGCATCTCCAGCTTTTGCAGCGCGTCGGTGTAGCGCTTCAGCTCGGCCGCGGCCTGCGTGGCATCTGGCTTGCTGACGGTGGGCGCCTGCGTCTTGCCGCCGTTGAAGATGTTCTCCAGACGGTCAGATTCGGCGGTGACGCTGTTCTTGATCAGGCTGTCGTAATAATTTTGCAGCTTTTTTGCGCTCTCCAGCTCGTCCTTGGCCGCCTTCAGCCGGGCCGACGATCGGCTCGATCCACTGGGCCCCACAAAGGCCGCGCCGCCTGCGTTCTCGCTCAGCTTCTTGCCGCCGGTCTCCAGCTTGGTAATCTCGTCGTTCAGGCGCGCCACCTCGGCCGCTGATTTTTTGGCTCCGTCAGACCAGGTATCGAACGGGCTGGTCTTGACGCCTATCTCATACGCCGCACCAAGGAAACTGCCAAAGGCCTTGCGCCCCTCGACCAACTCGCTGCTCAGACGTATTAAAGAGGGCAATAAATCCTCCAAAATAGCGGCTTTTGCCCCCTCGGCGGCCAGCTTCAGGCGCGCCAGGTTGTCGTTAAAGTCGCTGGCGGACTTGGCTAGGTCGGCGCTATATACCGCGCCCAGTTGCCTGGCTTCATCACCAAACCCGGCCAGGGCCTTGCCGCCCTTGTTCAGGGTGCCAATGAGCTCCTCACCCCGCTTGCCAAACAGCTCGGTGGCCAGCGCGTTCTTCTTTGCGCCGTCCTCGTAGGTGGCGAATTTGTCCGCTATCGCACCAAACAGTTCATCCGCTGTTTTGAACGTCTTGAGCTGCTCGGGTGATATGCCGATGGCGCCAAACTTGGCCTGCGCTTCCTTGCCGCCGCCCAGCGCCTCGGCCATGTTGGTGGAGAGTTTCTTGAAGCCGGTGGCCAGGGTCTCCAGGTCGGTGTCGGTCAATAGCGCAGCAGCCCGCAGCTCGCTCAACTTGCCCACGTTGATGCCGGTGCGCTCAGACATCGCGTCCAGCTGGTCCAGCACCTTCACCATGTTCTGCAGGCTCACCGCCCCCAGGGCAGCGGAAATGGCTACGCCAATGGAGCCAAACTTGCCTGGCAGCCCAGCGGCCTGAGAGCCCAGCGCCTGCATGTTGCGGTTGATCGAATCAAACGCAGCCTTGCTCTGGTCTACCGCCGAGAGAATGATTTTTGCTTCAGCCATGTCGGTTTAATCTCTGTTCTCGGCTTTCCAGTTGCGAATCGCCGCCAGCCGGCAGATCAGCGCCTCTATGTCTTGCTCGCCCTGCAGTTCTGCAACAATCTCCAGGCCAGCCCAGTCGATCTGGCCGCCCATCAAATTCCATGCCTTGATTGCGCGTTGGACTTCGGGTGGCGGCCCTTGGTCTGGTTTGACAGGCAGGCGCGTGCTGTCAAACCACGCAATCAGTTTTTTTCCTGTTCCTTCAGTTCTGTGCGGTGCGCGACATAGGCCTCGGTAATCGCCTCCACCAGCGGCGCCAGCAGGTCAGGCTGATCGCAAAGCCACTCACGGCACACGTCGGCGTCAAACGGCAAGGGGTGCGCGTCGCCGCCGGGTACCACGTCGATCTCGCGCACCTTGTCCCAGCCGATGACATAGGGAATCAGCATGCTGGGGTCTTTGAATCCCCCCATCTGCATGGCCTCCACGTCGGTGGGCCGGCGGATGGTGAAGATGAAACCGCCAGCCTCTACGTTCTTCTCGCGCGCCTTGCGCAGCTTGGCAATCAGCGGGTTCATGCTCAGGCGCTGTAGTAGGTGGGTGTGCCCTCAGCGGTGATAACGGCTTGCGTGGTCACCTTGTCTTGCGCCGAGCCCGCCGGTGCGCCGGCAAAGCCCACGTAACCGGCAAACAGCATGATCTTGCCGCCCGTGCCAAAGGTGAACTTGAATACCCGCCGCGCCTGGCTGTCACTTGCAACCTTCATGGCAGACTGGCCGCTGTCGGTCGGGTCCCAGATGTTGTTGAAAGTGAACGTCATCGGATCGGGCAGGCCAGGCACTTGAGATTTCTGGTTACCGTGGATCGTGGTGGTGTCGATGAAGGCAAAATTGCCCCCGCCCACATTCATGTCCACCGCGCTGGTGATGCTGTTGCCCAGAGTCACCTTTTGCGCCGTGCCGCTGGTGAAGGTGCCAAACGCGGTGGTGTCGATGCCGGTGCCCCCGCTCACGTCTTCCAGCTGGTAGGTGTTGGCAGCGATGTTGGCCACCCGGAATGGCCGCGTGTTGAGTTGCCACATGCCATTGATGAGCAAGAAAACAATATCGCCATTGGCGTAGCCGTGTGCCGTCTGGGTGACGACGCCCGGCGCGGCATTGGTGATGCCGGTAATGGTGCCGGCTGCCGCCAACGCGGATTGCATTGCAATCGCTACGTTGGCCCATTTTGTGACTGCTGCCATGGTGATACTCCTAGGGGTTAAAGTGCGGTTTGCGGGTTTGAGCCGCTGGTGTAATAGCTCACGAGATAGTCGAGCTCAAACTTGCCGGCGGGCTTTTCCAGTGAATCAACCATCTGGAAATGAACAGCCACCGGCAACGTGGTTTTCGCCAAGTTGCCCAGGGTGCTGCCGTTCAAGACGGTCTCCACCTCGGCCAGAATCTGGTCCAGCGTGTCGTCCAGGTTGGCATTGGCCTTGGCGTAGGCGTCAATCTTCAGGTGCAGGCTGCGCTCGAGCAGCAGCGTGCTGATGGTCTCGGCGGTAATATCTTCGTCGTCGGTGTACACCGTCAGGCAAGGCAGATCTGGGTTGTTCAGCGGGTAGACGCGGCTTTGAAACACACGCGTGCCCGTGGTGGCCAGCCCGGTCACCAAGGCGGCAGCGGCTTCGCGGATCTGGCGGCGCACGTGGCTCATGGTCCACTCTCCTGCAGTTGCAAGGTGGTCAGGCCATGGCCGTCGTCATTCCAGTCTTGCACGGTAAAGGTGTCGCCGCCGGTCACAGCCAGTACCAGCGTGCGCGGGTCGGGCGGCACGTCGCTGGTGGCCAGGGTAAAAATTGGGTTGCTGCCGGCCAATGCGCCAAAGGCCAGCACCGGGTCTGCGTCCAGCAAGCCGCGCACGGGCAGGCCGCCCAAGGTGGCGTCGACGCCCATGTCCAGCATTTGCGTGGGAATGTCTTGCAGGATGTTCAGGCTCATGCTGCCTCCAGTTGCCAGGCATTCATGCGCGCCAGGTGCTCCAGCACAAAGCTGGCCACCGTGGCGGGCGTGGCGCTGGCCATGCAGGCACTGGCACCCGTGTTAGTGTCTTTGCTGCAAAACCCGGCATGCGCGCCGTGCACGCGGTGGCAGGGGTAGCAGGCCACGCTCACGGGCTCCAGCGCCGCGGTGTTGACCCAGTGCTTGGTGAGGTTCTCATTGCTGCTGTGGGAAAGCAGTACCACCTTCAGCATGGGCTCCATAGCCACGGCGTTGGCAATGGCGCTCTCGGTGGCCACCACCACATCTGCCAGCAGGGCAAAGGCCAGCGCCACGCGCAGCGGCCACTCGGTGCCGATGATCACGCCATAGGGCTCCACCTCTTCCAGCGCCAGGCGCAAGTCGCCCAGCACCACGCAGTTCACCTGCGCGTCCGCCATACTCTTTATGAAAGCCTGCGCGTGCGGCCACGTCTTGGCCGGGCCGCTGCCGCAGGGGTTGAGCACTACCAGCGGCGCATGGGTGCCCCCCGGCAGCGCGGCCTTGAGCCGGATGGCAACGGCCATCTCATCGTCTGTTGGGTAAAATCGCTGGCGAAAGTCATGCGGCAAGTCCGCATAGTCGTGAATCATCTCCAGGTAGTTCTT